GCGAATACCGCTCAGAGACAGAGAAACTCCTGTTCTCTTTAGCCCTCTGCGGCGCTGCGTTTAGAAAAGTCTATTACGACCCTTCACTGGGTAGACCTGCATCGATCTTTGTTCCGGCAGAAGATTTCGTGGTGTCTTACGGCGCAAGTGACTTGATCACCTGCGAACGTGCGACCCATGTGATGAAGAAAACCTACAACGAGATTCGTAAGTTGCAGGTGTCAGGATTCTATGCGGATGTGGAACTGCCGCCTCCGTCGCCCGATATCACCGAAATTCAGAAGTCTTACGACAAACTGAACGGTGAATCCAAGGGCATGGACTTGGATTCTCGCTATACCCTTTTGGAAATGGTGGTCGATTACGACCTACCGGGCTTTGAAGATACCGACGCAGAAGGGAATCCCACCGGGATTGCGTTGCCTTACGTCATTACCATCGACAAATCGTCGCGCAAGATTTTGGCGATTCGTCGCAACTGGTACGAAGACGATCCGCTCAAAAAGCGCCGTCAGCATTTTGTTCAATATACCTATATTCCCGGCTTGGGCTTCTACGGCTTCGGGTTAGTCCACTTAGTCGGCGGGTTGGCCAAGTCTTCGACTTCCATCCTCCGGCAACTCGTTGACGCTGGAACCCTCTCTAATCTTCCGGGCGGACTGAAAACTCGCGGACTCCGGATCAAAGGCGACGATACACCCATCATGCCGGGTGAGTTCCGTGACGTAGACATTCCGTCCGGAACCCTACGCGACAACATCACCTTCCTTCCCTACAAGGAACCCTCCGGCACGTTGTATCAGTTGTTGAACAACATCGTGGACGAAGGTCGCCGCTTTGCTTCGCAGGCGGACATGAAGGTGGCCGACATGAACGCGGAGGCTCCGGTCGGAACCACCCTCGCGATCATCGAACGATCCATGAAGGTCATGTCAGCGGTTCAAGCCCGTTTACACGCCTCCATGAAGAAGGAACTCAAACTCCTTGCTCAGTTGGTGTTTGACTACGGCCCAGAGGAATATCCCTACGACATTCCGGGTAAAGAACTGACCAAGGAAGATTTCGATGACCGCATCGATATCATTCCGATCTCTGATCCGAATGCGGGAACAATGGCCCAGCGGATCATGAAATATCAGGCCGCACTGCAATTGGCGGCACAAGCCCCGCAGTTATACGACCTACCGCTCCTGCATCGCCAAATGATCGAAGCACTGGGTATCGCAGATGCTCAGGAAGTTCTCCCGGATAAGACGGATATCCCGCCTACGGACCCCGTTACGGAGAACATGAACGCCCTTCAGATGAAGCCCATCAAGGCGTTTATCTATCAGGACCACGAAGCCCACATCCAAACGCATATGTCCTTTGGACAAGACCCGCGTTTGCAAGCCATGCTCCAACAGGCTCCGCAGGCCGCTCAAGCCCTACAAGCCTCTTTGGCTGCCCATGTGGCGGAACATCTGGCTTTTGCCTACCGCGCACAGATCGAAAAGCAGTTGGGCATGAAACTGCCCCCTCCGGGGGAACCGCTTCCGGAAGACATCGAATACCGTCTGTCGGAACTCGTGGCTCCGGCTGCGGCTCAGGTACTGGGGAAAGCCCAGCAAGAAGCCCAGATGCAGCAACAGCAGCAAGAGGCCCAAGACCCGGTACTCCAGATGGAAATGCAGAAACTCCAACTCCGCGCTCAGGAAATCCAGCAAAAAGCCCAAGCCGACATGGCACGGGTTCAGGCGGATATGCAGAAAGCACAGATGCGCCTAGAGGCCGAACAGGCCCGTCTCAAGGCGCAAGAGCGTATCGAAGGGGCGCGTCTGGGTGTCCAGATCGCCGCGACCAATACCCAGAACGAACTGCAAAGCAGAGAGATCGCCTCCAGAGACAAGGTCGAAGGGGCGAAGTTAGGAGTCGAAATCGCACGAGAAATGTTGGCCGCACAGCAGCGTGAGCAGGATCAGAATGCAAAACGCCAGCGATAATCTCGCCGAATACCTGCGGAAATCCCTGCGTCAGCAGATGAATGACATGGCTGATCACATCGCAGGCGGCGGCTGTGCCGACTTCAATGAGTACAAGAGGTGTTGTGGCGTTATAGAGGGGTTAGCCCGTGCTGAACGCGAACTACTTGACCTCACAAAGCAAATTGAAGATGATTAAACAGGTTATCAACTTCGCTGTGTAAACAGTGCAACCGCCCCACATGGGGTGCAAACGCCGAAAGGTGCAGGAAAATATGTCAAAACCCGACGAAAAAGTCGCAAGTCAACTGCCCAAACCGACTGGGTACAAAATCCTCATAGCCCTGCCTGACCCCGAAGAGAAGACAGAAGGTGGAATTCTCAAGGCTACTCAAACACTTGAGGCTGAAGAGATTGGGAGCATCGTTGGTTTCGTCCTCGCGATGGGACCGGATGCATACAAGTCCACTGATCGTTTCCCTTCTGGCCCTTACTGCAAACTTGGAGACTGGATCATGATGCGGTCCTACTCCGGCACCCGCTTCAAGGTGCATGGTAAGGAATTCCGTTTGATCAACGATGACTCGGTGGAAGCCGTTGTCGAAGATCCCCGTGGAGTGGTGAAGGCATGAGCGTAGAAGCCGCTGAACTGTCCCGAGAGGACAAATTCTTCGGGGTCACAACCCCGTTGCAAATCCCTGAAAAGGAAGCCCCTGAGGCGAAAGCCACAGAGCAAGTCGAACTGGAGATCGTCGATGATCTTCCTAAACAGCCGGTTAAACAGGCTGAGAAGGAAGAGAACGACGAGGAACTGTCGGACTACAGTGACAAAGTCCGCAAGCGCATCAACAAACTCAAGTACGAGCAGCACGAGGCCCAGCGCCAGCGTGAGGCCGCTGAGAGGATGCGCGAAGAGGCAGTCCGCTTTGCCCAGCAAGTGGTTGCCAAAAACCAACAATACGAGTCATTGATCCAACGCGGTGAAGGCGCACTCGTCGCCCAGATCAAGTCCCGTGCATCGTTAGCCCTTGATCAAGCCAAGTCTCTGTACAAAGAGGCTTATGAGGCCGGTGACGCTCAGAAGATCATCGAAGCCCAAGAGAAACTCCTCAATGCCCAAACGGAGTTTCGTGAGGCAGAGAAACACGAACGTGTTCTTCAGAATCGTCCTCGTCAACAGGTTCAGCAGCCTCAGTACACCCCGCAGAACTATGTGCCGCCTCAGCCTCAAGTTCCGCAGCCCAGTTCAAAAGCACTGGAGTGGACCAAGAAAAACCCATGGTTCGGTCCGCAAGGTAACCGTTCCATGACTGCGTTGGCTTACGGAATTCATGAAACACTGATCCGTGAAGAAGGTGTTCAAGCCGACACGGATGAGTACTACCAGAAAATTGATGCTGTCATGCGGCAGCGTTTCCCTGATTACTTTGAGAAGGATGAGGAAGTCCAAGTGACTTCTGCACCCGCTCAACGCACCCCCTCAACCGTGGTAGCGCCGTCGAATAGAAACAACGGTGCAAGACCACGCAAAATCCAATTGACTGCATCACAAGTCTCTCTCGCCAAGAGGCTTGGCATTTCACCAGAGCAGTACGCCAAACAACTCATTAAGGAGAGTTCAAATGGCTGATGAGCGCAAAGTTCGTATCGACCGTGCAGCCGAATCGCGTCCCAGTGACTCGTGGCTGCCGCAATCCGCACTTCCGATCCCGGAACAGAAAGATGGTTGGGTGTTCCGCTGGATTCGCACTTCTTCTTTGGGACGTTCGGATAACACCAACGTCTCTCGTCAAATGCGTGAGGGTTGGGAACCCGTTAAGGCAGAAGATCATCCTGAGTTGAAGATCATGTCTGACATCAATTCCCAGTTCAAAGGTAATGTCGAAGTGGGTGGCTTGCTGCTTTGCAAGGCTCCCCTTGAGAAGATGATGCAACGCCAGAAGTACTTCCAAGAACTTTCTGACCGTCAGATCGACGGCGTGGACCGCAGTTTTCTGCGGGAAAATGATCCGCGTATGCCGCTCCTTAATCCGGAGCGTTCGACGCGCACCAGTTTTGGACGAGGATAATTCCTTTTCTTTCCACTTTTAGAGGTAACTTAAATGGCTTCAGGAACTGATGTAACGGTACCCTATGGGTTCCTGCCGATTAACCTCATCGGCGGTCAGGTATTTGCGGGTTCTACCCGTATGTACCCGATTCAGTACGGCTATGATACGGACATCTTCTACGGAGATTTCGTCAAAGTCGTGCGAGGTTCGGCCACCCGCGTGTCGATTGGAGCGGCTACTAACTCCAACGCTGTCACGGGTGTTTTCTTAGGCTGCTCTTACACCGACCCGGTGTCCAAGGACAAGCGTTTTGCCCAGTACTGGCCTGCTTCGACGCTGGCTGGTGATGCGGTGGCGTATGTCTGCGACGACCCGGATGCGGTGTTCAAGGCAGCGGTTTGCTCGTCCGGAACCACGATGGCTTCGGGCGCGTATGCCATGATCGGAACCAACCTTTCGTGCGTCAACAACACGGGTAATGTGAATACGGGTAATTCGAAGAACGCGATCCTCGCGCCTTCGGCCACCCCGGTCACGAGCATTCTCCCGTTGCGTTGCGTCGGCGTCGTTCCGGAAACTTCGCTCTCGTACACGGCTACGGGTTCGTCCTCCAGCACCACGGTCACCCTCACGGGTTCTGGCGCTCCGGCGGCTCTCCCGGTTGGTACGAGCGTGGCCTATCGCGCAGCGAACGGTCAGGTCATTGAGACCGGCTCGTTCGTTTCGGTAGCGGCTGCGGCTGGCGATACGTCCATCACGATCAACGCGGCCATTGATGTGCCGGGTTCCGTGACGGCGATTCCGTCGTCTTCGACCGTTATCTTTACGATCTACCGTGAGTTGTTGGTCAAACTTAACGTCTTGACCCACGGCTACTACAGTAGCGTCACTGCCTAAAGGAGTTCTAGAAAATGGCTATTTCACGCGCACAAATGCTGAAGGAACTCCTGCCGGGGCTTAATGCCCTTTTTGGCTTGGAGTACCAGAAGTACGAAGACGAGCATACGCTCATCTATGAGACCGAGAACTCCGAAAAGGCTTTCGAAGAGGAAGTCAAGTTGTCGGGCTTCGGCACGGCCCCGGTTAAGCCGGAAGGTCAGGCCATTGCCTACGACAACGCGCAGGAGGCTTGGACGGCTCGTTACAACCACGAGACGATTGCCATGGGCTTTTCGATCACTGAGGAGGCCATGGAGGACAATCTCTATGACCAACTCTCTGCTCGTTACACCAAGGCTCTCGCCCGTGGTATGGCGAACACGAAGCAGGTCAAGGCTGCGGCTCTGCTCAACAACGGCTTCACGACGTTCCAGTCTGGCGACGGCGTGACCCTGTTCAGCACGGCTCACCCGCTTGTTAACGGTGGCACGAATGCCAACCGTCCGCTCGTGGGTGCGGACCTCAACGAAACGTCGCTTGAAGACGCAATCATTTCGATTGCGAACTTCGTGGACGAGCGCGGTCTCTTGATCGCCGCCCGTCCGCGCCGCCTCGTTGTTCCGTCGCAGTTGATGTTCGTTGCCGAGCGCCTGATGGAGACGACTCTCCGCACGGCGACCGCCGACAACGACATCAATGCGATCCGCAACATGGGCGCGATCCCGGAAGGCTACGCTGTCAATCATTACCTGACTGACACGAACGCCTTCTACATCATCACGGATGTCCCGAACGGCATGAAGCACTTCGTGCGTACCCCGCTCTCGACCTCCATGGATGGCGACTTTGACACCGGCAACGTCCGGTACAAGGCTCGCGAGCGTTACTCGTTTGGTGTCAGCGATCCGCTTGGCATCTACGGTTCGCCGGGTTCGACCTGATAGGCCCGAAAGGCCGAGATTGGGGGGCTTCGGCCCCCCTTTCTTTTTGAAGTTGTGTAGTGTTTAATCGGATTACCGGGATAACGAGTCCACCAGACAGACCCCGGCTGACGGTATGCAGACTGGTGGACGACTCGCATACGAGGTTTAAACATGGCTAAGACTACTTTTTCTGGTCCGGTTCAGTCGGACAACGGGTTCATCGGCAGCGTTTCGGCCACGGTTTTGGTGGCTTCTTCGGCTACGATCACGAACCTGATCGCCACCTCTGGCAAGATCTCTAACGTAACCATCAATGCTGCCAACGCGGCTTCTGGTGCGGTTTCCGCCCAACTTGGTTATGTCCCGGTTCTGGTTGGAGCGACGACTGCCTACATCGCCCTGTACAGAAGCGTCACCGTTTAATTCAACCGAGGGGCCAGCCCTCTAAAACGGAGGATTCTTTATGTCGCAATACGATGTCTGGGCGGTCAATCCGTCTAGTGACGATGCCTATTTCCGCACTTCTGCGACCATCGCCGCTTCGGGGAACATTGCCCTTCTGAAGAATGATGTCGGCCAATACGGAACCGGATACAAGGTTTCGATCACTTCTAACGGCGCAGATGCCAACAAGACGTTCACCATCACGGGCGTTGTCGTTGGGGCCAACGGGTACGATGGAATAGTTACGGAAACGGTCACTGGGCCTAGTGCGTCAGTGGCGTATTCCGCCAACTACTACACGCGAATCAATAGCATCAGTGTCAGCGCGGCTACGGCAGGCGGTGTCAAAATCGGTTACGGCGGTGACCTTGCGTTCCCCCGCACCCGCATCAAAGGTGTTCTTTATATCGCCTCTTCTGTTGGCGGCAGCATTACTTTCACCGCAAAGCCGAACAATACGACTTTGTTGAAGGTCTTTAGCCCCGCTGACATGACAGCCAATGACGCCATGATTCCCCCCGAAGGCATTCTCACGACCAAAAGCAATAGCGGTCGCGGGGATTTTGCCGTTATGACTCTGGATCAGGTTACCCAAGTCACAGTTATCTGCGGGTGAGTTATGGCGAAAAGTCCTGCTTGGCAACGCGCTGAAGGTAAAAGTCCTGCCGGAGGCTTGAATGCCAAAGGCAGGGCTTCCTATAACCGTGCTAATCCGGGAAAGCCGGGTTTGAAGCCTCCCGCTCCCAAGCCAAAGACTGAGCGCGATGCGGCACGACGTAAATCCTTCTGCGCCCGGATGACGGGAATGAAGAAGAAACTGACGAGTGCCAAGACGGCGAATGATCCCAATTCCCGTATCAACAAGTCCCTTCGGGCGTGGAACTGCTGACATGGCTAAGGCAAAGAGCAAAGTCAACGCGGCGGGGAACTACACCAAACCTGAGATGCGTAAGCGACTGTTTAACCAGATCAAGGGTTCCGCAACGCAAGGCACGAAGGCAGGTCAATGGTCTGCTCGTAAGGCTCAGTTACTCGCCAAGAAGTACAAGGAAGCCGGAGGCGGCTACAAAAACTAATGGCAATGCGCGTCAAAAAGGATGCGATTGGACAAGCCATCAAGCAGTCCTACAAGAACGGCAAGGGTAAGTCTTGCCCGGTTGCGACGATGGATGTGCATGTCAATCTCAAGAACCGCAACCATGCCATCGAAGATTACGGATACGGCCCACTGAATCCCAATGAGCCTTCAGAGAAGTTCTGGAAGGCCAAGGCGAAGATGTGGGCAGTGGATGTGGAAGAGGCCAAGAAGTCCCGCTGTGGGAACTGTGCGGCGTTCATTCAAACCAAGCAGATGCTGGACTGCATCTCCAAGGGAATAGAAGCCGGTGACGAGCCTCACATGGATTACTCCATGGATGTCATCGAAGCCAGTAACTTAGGTTACTGCGAGTTGTTCCATTTCAAATGTGCAGGCGCACGAACGTGTGATGCATGGATTGTAGGTGGGCCTATCACATGAAAGCACCGCAACGATCCCTCAAGGCTTGGACCGAGCAGAAATGGAGAACGAAAAGTGGCAAACCGTCTAGTAAAACAGGCGAAAGATATCTTCCAGAGGCTGCGATCAAGGCTCTCAGCCCTCAAGAATATGCTCGTACAGCGGCTGCGAAACGTCGCGGAAAAGCCGAAGGCAAGCAGTTCGTCGCGCAGCCAAAAGGCATCGCGCAAAAAGTAAGAGCCTATCGTCAACGAGGTAAGTGACATGGCGATGTCTAGAGCAAATATGAACCAGCAGATCACCAAACCGGGCCAGTTAAAGAAGGTCGGCAAGGTGATGCGTGAATTCAAAGAAGGAACTCTTCATTCTGGCAAGAAGGGTCCGGTCGTAAAGAACCCCAAGCAAGCCGTGGCCATTGCGCTTTCTGAGGCGCGTAAGGTTAAGAAGGCTGTTGGCGGAATGATTGACGGCTGCGCTATTCGCGGCAAAACAAGGGGATAAACATGAATCAGGCTCCAAAGGGACCGCAGGGTCCGCGCCGCTCGCCACAACAGGCTGAGGCTGCTCGCAAAAAGAAAGAGGCTATGCAGTCTGTAAAGGATGCCGAGATGGCTCGCAAGATGCGCGAAGCCTATGAGCGTGTTCAGGGGCAGAGCGTCTCTGGCATGAAGAAGGGCGGCATGACTGGCCGCGATGGCTGTGCGATTCGTGGGAGGACACGAGCATGAAAGGCAAAGGACCAGTGATGGTGATTGCCATTGGCATCGGCAAGAAGCGCAAAGGCAAGGACATGCGCGAAGACGATGACATGGAAGACATGATGGAAGACAAGGAAGAGATGATGGGCGGAGGCATGACTTACGCCAAGGGTGGCATGACCAAGAGCAGCGGTCGTGACGGCTGCGCCATCCGTGGTAAGACCAAGGGCCGGATGGTCTGATGTCTACCAGCGGGGTCGCAACATTCAACCCAGAGTTCCGAGAACTCGTCGAAGAAGCCTTCGAACGAGCCGGACTGGAGTTGCGTACCGGTTACGATCTTCAGACTGCACGGCGTTCCATGAACTTCATGGCGCTGGAGTGGCAGAACCGGGGGATCAACCTTTGGACGGTGGAACAGGGTTCTCAGGTTCTGACTCCCGGAACCTACACCTACACCATGCCTGCGGACACTATCGACCTGATTGAGCATCAACTCAGGACGGATGCAGGCAGCGTGTCAGGTCAAACTGACTACACCCTTTCCCGTATCTCTGTATCGGACTACGCCCAGTTGAGCAACAAACTCACTGAGGGCATGCCCCTTCAGATCTATGTGGATCGACAGAGAGCCGCCCCGGTGGTCTACCTCTGGCCGGTTCCGGACGACAGTCAGACTTACACCCTTGTCTACTGGAAGATGCGGCGCATTCAGGATGTCGGTACGGGCGGTGCCAATACCATCGATGTCCCGGCCCGGTTTCTTCCCTGCCTCGTTGCAGGATTGGCCTACTACGTTGCCATGAAGAAACCAGAGGCGGCTGACAGGCTTTCCTTCCTCAAGCAGGAATACGAGGTTCAGTGGGATCTGGCGGCTGGCGAAGACCGTGAAAAGGCTTCCGTCCGGTTTGTTCCCATGAATGGCTACATTGGCAGGAATGTCTAATGGGTAAGCCGTTTGCAAGTGGGAAAAACGCATTTGGCTTCTGCGACCGCTGCGGCCAGAGATGCGAATTGAACTCCATGATTGAGCAGTACGAGAACCTGTTACCTCTGGGTATCCGGGTTTGTTTCGAATGCTTAGATGTGGATCATCCCCAGTTGCAGTTAGGCCGCGTCCCCATGGACGACCCGCAGGCACTGAGATACGCAAGGCCCGATAACTTCTTCTCACCGGGCAACCAAGGCGCTAATGGTAGCCGGATGATCCAGTGGGGCTGGAACCCGATTGGCGGGGCTGAGGGGTATGATACCGCGCTCACCCCTAACGACCTTATCTCTACCGGGTTCGTCGGAACCGTAACGGTGGTAGTGACATGAACTACAGCCAACTTGTTGATCTGGTTAAACAGTACACGCAGAACGAAGAAACTTCGTTTGTTGCGAACATCCCCAATTTTGTGCAGTTGGCTGAAGAGCGTATCTACAATGCGGTCTTCATCCCTGCCATCCGGAAGAACCAGATCGGTACTTTGACCCCAAGCAACAAGTACCTGAGTCTTCCTGCTGATTGGCTTGCCACATTCTCGTTGGCTGTCATCACACCGGTCACGAATGCACAGACATTCTTGATCGATAAGGATGTGAACTTTATCCGCGAGTGCTACCCGGACCCAGACGATTCTGGAGTTCCGAAGTACTACGCCATCTTTGACAAGAACACCCTGATTCTGGGGCCAACGCCTGATAGCAACTATCAGGTTGAAATGCATTATTACTACTACCCAGAGTCAATTGTTGCGGCTTCGACCTCGTGGCTAGGCGACAACTTTGAGACGGTGCTTCTGTACGGAACCCTGCGTGAAGCCTACATCTACATGAAGGGTGAGGCTGACATGATGCAGTACTACGAGCAGAAGTATCAGGAATCGCTGGGTCTGCTGAAACTGCTGGGCGAAGGCAAGGATCGTCGCGATGCCTTCCGTTCTGGTCTTAATCGTATTCCGGTGACCTGATGATCTATCAAACACAGACCGTCAGTTTCCGCGAAGAACTCCTGAAAGGGATTCATGACCTGCTGACGGACACTATCAAACTGGCTCTCTATACGAGCAGTGCCACTCTGAATGAGGACACTACCGTATATAGCGTTACCCATGAAGTAACGGGTGGCAGTTATGTTGCTGGCGGAGTAACCCTGACTGGCGTCAGCATCAATAATTTAAACGGCACTGTGTATGTGAACTTCAACAATGCCGTATGGAATCCAGCCAGTTTCACTGCTGCGGGTGGATTGATTTACAACGCCAGTAAAGCCAATCGATCCATAGCGGTTCTGAGTTTTGGCAATGACAAAACAGCCACTAACTCGTTCACAGTTCAAATGCCTGCAAATACAGTTTCTTCGGCGCTGTTGAGATTTAATTAGGAGTCTAATATGTTGACTAACAAAGCAAATTCTTCCGACAAGGCTTCGGCCAGTGTCGAGAAGTCTAATGGCGCGAAGGAAGGTCTTCGCGGCGGCGGCATTTTTAAAGTTGAATGCCGTGACAAGGATGGCAACTTGAAGTGGGTCTCGGAGACTCACAATCTTGTTGTTAACGTCGGTCTTGCCGACATGAACACCCGTTATTTCAAGGGCAGTTCCTACACGGCTGCGTGGTATCTCGGCCTGTATGGCGCGGCTTCAAGCAACAATCCCGCTGCCAGTGACACGATGGCGTCTCACATTGGTTGGACTGAAGTGACTGCGTACAGCAACGCGACTCGCCCTGCTGTGACGTTTGGTAACGCTACCACGGCTGATCCGTCGCTGATTGCAAACTCTGCCTCCCCGGCGGCGTTTACTGTTAATGCTTCAGCCAACGTCGGTGGAGCGTTCCTTACGACGGATTCGACCAAGGGTGGTACGTCTGGCACGTTGTTCTCGGCTGCTGACTTTGCAGCCCCCGGTGATCGCGTGGTGCAGAGCGGTGACACGCTCAACGTGACTTACACTTTCAGCCTTGATGCGCTTTGATAGGAGTAATTGAACATGGCTTTTAAGAAAGGTGATGTTGTTAAGTTGAAGGCGGTTGTTCCGCAGGGGCCAGTTCTTGCTCTTCGCATGGACGAAGATGGCACGATCTACTGCCTCGTGGAATGGGCTGACGAAAACGGAACTTTGCAGCAGCGATGGTTTGAGGAGTCGCAACTCGTTGCGGCATAGCCTGTGGCTGAGGGCGGCTGGAGTTCAGGTACTTGGGGAGAAGCAGGTTGGGGGATGTCGGTTTACTACCGAGCCTCCGATGAGTCTGCCCGTGCCTCTGATGCTGTAGCCTCCGCCACAACCACTGTTTCAGTCGTTTCTGAGACTGCTCGCGCTAGTGATACTGTTGCATCAAAAATAACTTTTGGTTCCGCAGTTTCTGAATCTGCTAGGACTTCGGATACAGT